ACATACATCACTGCGCCATTGGCTTTGATGGGTGGGTTTGCCATAAAGAGCGCAGCACAATTTGAAAGTCTTAAAACAAGCCTTGTTACTTCATTAGGTGGATCAAAGGAAGCAGCAGCAGCAGCATTCAAAGAAATAGAAAAGTTTGCAAGTTCAACACCTTTTCAAATGCAAGAAGTTACCGGTGCATTCATAAAACTTAAAAACATGGGCTTGGATCCATCTATGAGTGCATTAGAAAGCTATGGTAATACTGCATCAAGTATGGGCAAAAGCCTTAATGATATGGTTGAAGCGGTTGCAGATGCTGCAGTGGGTGAGTTTGAACGATTGAAAGAGTTTGGTATTAAGGCCAAAAGTCAAGGGGATAATGTTTCATTTACTTTTAAAGGTGTAACAACAACCGTAAAAAAGAACTCGAAAGAGATTGAAGAATACTTGCAGAACATTGGTCGAACTGAATTTGCCGGTGGTATTGATGCACAAAGTAAAACATTTAATGGTGTCATGAGTACACTTTCTGATAATGTTGCAATGGCGGCTGCATCATTTGGTGACTTAATGATTCCAGTTCTAAAAAGATTATCTTCTTTTCTGCAAGGCGCGGCCGAAACAATGCGAAGTTTAACGCCAGAAGCCAAAAAAGTAATAATTGTAGTTGCAGGAATAGCGGCTGCAATTGGGCCATTAATTTATGCGGTTGGAGCATTGACCACTGCATTTGCATTTTTGGCTGCAAATCCTATTGTTTTAATAATTGGCGGCATTGTTTTAGCACTTGGAACATTAGGTGCAGCATTTGTTTATGTAAAAGACAACACACAAGCATTTGCAGATTTCTTTTATAATGCATGGGTTGGAGTTGCAAACGGATTCATTGACACAATAAAGGTTATGATTTCGGGATTCTTAAAACTTGCCAATGTTTTAGGGTTAGATATTGATACAGGTGTGAATGCTTTCTTAGATTCATTCAAACTAAAATCACGAGAATCAACTGCGCAATTTGGAACATTTGCAGAAGCCATTAATCTATTTAAAAAAGAAAATGAAGATGTTGCCAGTGGTGTGGGTGAAACAACAAAAGCGGTTGAAGAGTTAGGCGCGGCAGCAGGGAAAACAAGCAAGGAAATAAAACAATTAGGAATTGATTTTACAGAAGGAATTGCAGCAGCTAATTTGCAAACACCTGCAATTGAATCAATAACTGAGGGACTCAAATCAAAAGGCCTTAAATTTGATCAACCAATAAAAGCACCGGTTCAAATAGACATTAAGCCGATTGAATTACCACAAGAACTTTTTGATCAACAAGCCATTGCAGCAGCAAAAAGGCAAGCGGCTGACTTAGGCGAAGAAATGGGTGACGCATTAAGTTCTGGATTGAAGTCATTAGCCGTTGAAGGTTTGACGCAATTTGGTGACTTCTTAGGCACTGTAATAAGTGGAGGGGATATGACTGTCAAAGACTTTGGTAAAGGCTTGTTAGATTCATTAGGTAAGTTCATGGGGCAATTTGGTGAAGCTATGATTGCAATGGGTATTGCACAAGTTATGTTGGATGTAGCAATTAAATCTTTTAATCCTGCACTTGCTATTATTGGCGGTGTGGCATTAGTTGCAGCAGGGGCCGCAATATCAAACTTAAGTCAAAAGGGAATTGACAAAAGCGGTGCATCAAATCCATCATCATTTTCTGGTGGGTATTCATCAATGAATACATCCAATATGCAACCAATAGTTTTGGAAACAAAAATAAGCGGCAGGGATTTAGTCCTTGTTCAAAGTAGATCAAACAACTTCAGAAGATAAAAAATAAATGGGCAACACAATTTTTAGCAGTCAATTAGTATCAAGTAATGGCATACGTTACAAGGCAGAATTATACGGTGAAGACTATATTGGTTTCCCAAAAGTTGCTATTGTTGGCGGTTCTGTAAATACTTATTATGTTTCAAAAGATTGGACTAATTTCTTGCAAGTTGGTCAATTACTTTATTTATACACTGGAGGCGAAACATTAAACCCATTCGATACATTCAACACTTATAAAGCAAGGGTTGTTGCTGATAGTGGTGTTGTTGAAAATGATGAATGTGCAATTGCTGCCATTGGTTCATTGGCCTATACAACGGCCACAATCACCGAAATATTTTCAAGTGGGCCAACTACACTAATTACATTAGATATTGCCTACAGTGGCTCTTATACGTCAATAGGAAGTAGTTTAGCACCATCAGAACAATACGCGCCAACATTTGCACCAGATATAATGTCACTTAATACTGAGTGGGGTGGTGAAGGTGATGAAATACTTGGGGCCATTAAAGATTCAAGCAGCACAATAACATACGCAAACAATGACGTTTGGTTTGATCGTTTCTTTGAGCAATATAAAATTACACAAGACAACAAACTTAAATTCCTAATCTACAAACAAGATGGTGAGTTATGGGATTTAGATTGGGCAGGTATCATTGTCATGGATTTGGTTGAATGGGCCAATGATTCAAAGCCTATTCCGTACACTTTTAAGGCCATTGACGGACTTGCAGCGTTGAAGTTCTATGAATACACACAAGAAACATTAGAACAAAACACGGCCATTAGAAACGTTTTTGACATACTTGGACTTTTAGAGTTGTATAAGTTCTGGGGTGCGACCGATCCGTATCTTAGGGAATCAATTGAATACAAAAGTAGGGTGTTATCAGCAACCACAACCGATGCAGATTCACCACTGGATTACACGTATATTTCTGACAACTTTTTTATCGAGGATGCAAATAAATTTCCAACAAAATGGAAGTCTTACTATGACGTTTTAAAAGGAATTTTAGACATCTACTCATGTAGAATATACATTGCAAATGGTGTGTATTACATTCAGCAGGTACGTAACTTTAAAAACGAAAATATTACTTTTAGAGAATACTTAGTAGATTCAAGTAATAATTATACTTATACAGAAGGCAATTACACACATCAAAGAAGTGTTGGAAATACAACGGAAGATTTCAATATTTTAGCAGGTGGAACATTTGGGTATTATGCCGGAGCCTATAAAGTCAAAATGGAACAAAAACGACATTTTGAAGGTAGCCACATAAATGAAGATGTTAAAAACATAATTGCAAACGATGATCCTACGTCACAAGATTCTTACACTTTTCCAATAGGCAAAATAAATGGCGATGGTTTAGGTAATATACAAGTTGCAATTCCAATCTTTGATTCACACGGCCGTGATAGTGTTCTTGATGGTAAGACATTTGATGACACGTTTCTAATTCCTATAAAAGTAAACAACTATGTTGTCAAAGTTATGGTGGCTATTTATAGCACAACCGGCAATAGATATTTGAGGGGAACAACACCAAGAAGTTCATCACAATATGAAACCGAATGGACAGATGATGTTGTTGTTCCAGTTGCAGAAAGGAATGTTGTTAGGTATGTTCAAAGTGGCGGAAACAATACAACTTTATTTGTAAATACACCGGTTATTAATTTTGATGATGATTTTGAGGTTAGTATTACATTTGAGTATATCGGTAGAAATGCCAAAATAGGTTTGTTGCAATATGCAAATGCTATGGATGTTACCAGAGTAAGATTATTATTTCCTTTGACTGAGGTTAATGAAAATTATGATAAGTTTATTGAATTAGACAATCCCACCGGATTCTTTACAAAGGAAGTTGAATTAGATCCTTTGTTGTTTATTGATAGTGCAGCCGATACAAGCACAGTTGTCAAAATACAAATCAATGAATCTTATAATTCTGGGGGGCTTTCATTAGTACCAACAACTACATTTGATGGTGGTTTCCTGCAAGAGAATGGCGATCCATTATACTTGTTTCTTTCAATAATGAGAGTGTATGAAGCAATGAGTTTGCAATATAAGCCAGTTGAAAGAATGATGAGTACAATAGTGGGTGATTACTATCCATTTTACTCACTTGCTTACAATGACAAAGTGTATGTGTTTAGTGGTTGCACAAAAGACTACACAATGGATGAGGTGCAGGGTGAATGGTTTGAGGTTATATCAGCAATGCCAGCAGCATCACACAAAATAATTACGGACTACATTGGAACAGTTGATGACATTAAACCATTTAGTGGTGAAGAAAAATACAACACCGTTGGTGCATTCAATTCAAGGGATGCAATTGGATTCATTGACAATGTTGAAATAGGGACACACGATACACTGCCAATTAATCCTTATGCAGGTGATAGACTTTTCAAAGGTGATATCATAAGCATATTTGATCCTAACAATACAAGTGAAATTGAATTTTTTACTTTGCGTGAAAATGTGAATGTTGGTGATACTGAAATACTTGTTCAGCTAAAAACAACAACATTTCCAATGAGGGAAGGCAGTATTATTGTGTACAAGAAAGGTGAAACAATGGAATCAAACAGAGTGCGTGCAAACATATTCCAAATGAAAGGCAACGCAACGGAACCAGATATTTTGCTAAATGACTACATGGTGGATGGCGAATTTATTTTTATTGGCAGGTACATTTACTGGAAAGAGGCGGGTCAATATCACCGTGTAACTGGAACAATGCACGGATAATGCCAACCATGCCAAAAAAGGTGTATGGATTCACACCACAGAAGCAAAACAAGCAAGCAGAACAAAAGAACTGGTTGAAGGATAAAGAACACGAAAAGTTTTACAATTCAAAGGCATGGCGGCACCTATCTTTATCCTATAAAATGAAACATCCGGTGTGCGAGGTTGAAGGGTGCAATCAACCATCATATTACACCGACCACATCATTCCAATGTCACAAGGTGGTGATGAATGGAACGAAGATAATTTTCAGGCATTATGTAAAAGTTGCAACGGAAGTAAAACCGCAAAGCAATCTTCAAAAAGAATGTTAAAATAATTACATCAACAACAAAAGTCATTTAAAGATATTTGCAACAATGATAGGCGGTGCAATATATCAACTCTTAAATGTTCCTGCAATTACTAATTTAGTAGAGCAGTTGAATTATGGTTTAGCACCACAAGAAAACTTGTTTCCAAGAATTGTAATAACGGAAAGAAGCACACCGGAAAACTTTAAGGATGGTTATTCAATTTTAAACCACGATGTTGAAATAAACATTTACGCATCAAAGGCCAAAGATGGCAATGGTGGTTTCCTGCAAGCATCAAATATTGCAGATGCAATTGAAACAATCCTTTACCGATACAAAGGCACGGTAGGCGGCAAAAGAATAGACCAAACTTTATTAAGCAATCAAGAAATCTTATTTGATAATTCAAGCCAATGTGCAAGGGTTATAATGGAGTATAGTATTAGGGAAAATTTAACATAAAAAGAAAATGACAATAGAAGAATTAGTTGCACTCAAGGGTGGCAAATTTGTAGATAGCACAATAACCGGAACCAATAGCACCAATTACCGTTATGCGGTGGTTAATGCTGATTGTGTATTTAGTGCGTTAACAGATACAGATGACAACGATGTTTTAACAGAATGGGGCATAAGTGGCAAGACCATAACCAAAGGAATGATCATTGCACCAGCAAGCGGAAAAGCACTTAAAACGGTAACACTTGCAAGCGGCTCAGTACTTTTAATTAAACTTTAAAATGTACGGTTACGGCTACCAATATAGCGCAATTATTAGCGGTGGCGGTAATCCTGCGGCTGCACTATTTGCTGCTTACAAATCAAGAGTTTTAACAGATAGCGGTACGGTAGAAAATGATGCTTGTACTATTGCTTTCTTAGAGAGCATAGGGGCGGGAACAGACATTATACCTTTATTTGATGCAGATGCTCAAGCATTTT